TCAGTTGCTAAAAGGCGTGGGAAATCAGTTGCTAAAAGGCGTGGGAAATCAGTTGCTAAAAGGCGTGGGAAATCAGTTGCTAAAAGGCGTGGGAAATCAGTTGCTAAAAGGCGTGGGAAATCACAGCGTTATTGTAAGACATCATCATCTTCAACTAGTACTGATGTAAGCTGTGTTTTTGCTTTTACGGATAAAAATAACGACGTTTATATAATTTTCAAGTCTGGTGGTAAAAATTATATAATGAACAACATTAACAACATTAACCATGCAAATTTGACGTTGATTAGTTCTGAAAATGCCCTGTATTATTTGAAAAATCCCGATAACAAAAACGTTGTAATGGGAACGCACGAACATAAACTACGGGCAAAAAAAAAACTTGACGCTAATGAAACCACGTGGCGGTTTCATGAATCCAATCCAGTGAAGCCTATGGAAGTACCAGAACCAAATACAACAACCACCACGGCCGCGCCGTGGTGGTTGAGTTTCTACTAAGAAAAAAGGTAAAATAGTATTATTTATTGTATAATTGTAATAAATAATAATAGAGTTATGGACCGTTTGTATCACCGTCAGATTTAATAGACCAACCTTTCCATTTACCAGATTTACTGTCTCCCCATATTTTTTCAAAGTAGTCTTTTACATCATTTTTATTAGGCAAAGTTGTGTTACTAAATCCTTCTTTGAACCAATCTTTGAATTCTGTATAAATCACACCTATACTAATAACAGATGATTCATTTTGTTCCAAAATCTCACTAATAAACTGCCTAAATATATCATTTTGCTTTTGATACATCAATGTTGCATGACGAACCTTTTCGGGTTCGTGTATATTAGTAACTGTTTTCCGCCATTCTAGTAAATACCAGGCAAGTGGTTCTACGAGCCCTGGGATTTTTGATGAAAATGTTTTATCCATAGGAAATCGTTTTTGTAACATTTGTTCTTCAATTGTTTCTGGACAGTCCTGGCTGCTATCTACAAATGTAGATTCAAATGGAATCACGCGAATTCTGTTCCAAGTTGCTTTATCTGAGTGACGCAGTTTTGGTAATTTGTTACAAATAAATGTTAGACTAAACATCGGAAATACCTCTTTTGTGTTTTTACCTGTTTCAAACAAATCACGAGCCCAATAACTATCACCACCTGATAACTTTTTCAATTCACCAATATTTAACTGTTCGTCTGCGTCAGGCTCTTCCATAGTAGCGTGGCGAACTGGAGGCGCTGCGCGTGACAGTTCTGGATTGGCAGCACCGTTTCCAGCCTTTTTACCTGTAAAATATTGGGTATTAAATTTAATAGCAAGCTCCCCTAACATCTTTTCAAAAAATGTTTGGGTAATAGATTTGCCGTTATCGCCTTCGCCGGTCCAAAAATATACCTTTTTATAAGTGTTGCGTCCTGTAAAAATATCCGAATATATATCTAGAAAGTATTTTCGAACTTCTGAATCGGGAAAAACTTTATTTAGAAAATCTTTTACTTGCAAAATTTCATCATCTGTTTCGTTAAATTCTCTGTATTCAATTGGTAAACATTTACTAATAAAATCTTCTGGACATCCGTGTCTAAGCTTATTTAATTCTAAGTCATAAATACCATTTTTAAACCCAATCAACATAGGGTTTTTATTAAGTCTGTCCTTGAACCTTTTATCGTAAAAAACTTCCATCGCCTCTTTCATAACATTATTTTTAAAAGATGAATTTTTAAGGTTTCCCATAATTTTTGTAATCATTTTTTGTTTTTCAGAATACATTGCTCGTTCTGGTTTATCATCGATTTCTACCAATTTTGTCAGATTTTCACGACCCATGTCAGCATAACGCTCGCATACTTCTTTACTAAGTCTTTGGCGTAAATCAGTACCTTCTTCAATTTCCTCCCACGAAATTCCATTAAATGCATACCAAATTTTGGCACTGATCGATGCACAGCAAAATTCATTTGAATACAATTGAAACAGCAGTTTTGCTAAATCATTGTGACTAACTGTGTCAATTGACTGTTGAGCGTAAAATTCTGTCTTTTTTGTTTGATACTTTTTATACTCTGATGGATTGTCCATCCCCGCAAAATAATGCAATGTACCAAGACTATAATTACTTATATGAAATGTGTTCCATCTATGACAGCACACCCCATGGTCAAACTTCTCTTCTGATTGTTCAGAAAATTGTATCCACACATCAAGTCCGTTTTCGCTCCCCCTGCTAATTGTGTATAATATAAATCCAATTGTAATCCATTCATTGTTATCTTCATATCTATAACTACCAAGCATATTAAGTAATTCTTTAGCAGTGTTCAAATTGTCTGCTATTGTAGCAGAATCTGTAGGCTGATTAACTGAATTATTTTTAATATTATTTTTTTTCTTTTGTACAATAGATCTTGTATTTTTCTTAATATCCATAATAGGCGGTCTGTTATTGTATGTTAATATACTCAATAATCTAGGCAAATATTTTTCAATATCGCTTTTAAAATTAATAGGTTCGTTTTCCGAGTCTAATAGTTTCATATTATCAAATAATTCATTAAGGGTAATTTCTTTAACATCATGGTCATAACATTTTGACCAGGTATATGGATTCATATTTTCTGATTTTACACTTCCGTACATTAACCAAGGAACCCTGCAAGAACATTTATCAATAACATCACCTGAATCTTTGAATCCAAGGTTATCAAATAATTTTAGTTTTTTAACTTGTGCTTTAACTCTAGGAATTAAATGTACTTCTTGTAAATCCCTATCCATAAAAATTTTAGGAAAATGAATATGGAATCCATTTTTAACATATACCTTGTCTTTTACTTCTAGTGTGTATTTAGGTTTTTCAAGTAAAATACACATCAATTGAGTACTTTGACAATTTTCTAAAATTGATTCAAGTACATCTTGATAAACTTTTATTAAACATTTAATTTGGTCATAAGTATACAGCTTGTCCATTTCGTCTAACTCATCATTTTCTTCTAGCTTAATATCAATATCTATTAAAACAGGTGTATATTTCAAAGGTTTTTCAGCAATTCCTAGAATTTGATCTTTTTTGACGCTTTCTGAATATTTTTCAAAAAACATATCAATAGAATCTAAATCAACACATAATTTACCTTTCGGGTGTATCATGGACACGTGAGTCGTTTTATCAGTTTCATCATAGGATAAATAATTATTTATAAACTCTCGATTCATTCTTATAATTTATAAAAATTATTTATAAATTTTCATTTTGAAAACGTCTACTTTTACAAATTTATACATTTAATATTTACAGTTAAAATGGGTAACACTTACAGCAATATTATTTTAAACCTTGGTTCTCGTACTAATCAAAAAGAAAATTATAATGCAGAACAAATAAACAACGATAACCTTGTTAAACACATGAACACTACAAAAGATTATGTGTTTGTAGTAACTTATAAGAATAAACCAGTGCTTTATACACTAGACTATGATCAGTCTGTAAATGTTAATGATTCTGATATTTTAAAAGAAAATATAGAAGAAATTAGTAATTCTGGTAATTTAAAAGTTTTTAAAATTAAAAGTATTGGTTATTAATATTTATATAAATAAATTGTGATGGAATCAAATAATACAAAAGAAAAATATAGTCTATGTTATGGAATTGTGGTATTTTTTATTATTGTTATTGTATTGATGTTAATCATAAAATTACAGACAACAAGTATAATGGATAATCCTGAACCTTTTATACCTATATATGAAAAACATGCTATAATTGAATTTTCAGAGTATAATTCAGACTGGAATAATTTATGTAATATTATAGCAGAAAAAGCTGATGAATTCCATGAATGTATAATAATTGAATGTACTAAAGAATATTTGCTAATAATTGCAAATGCGTTAGTGTTTATGATTGAAAATTTATCAATACCTATTATTGTCACAGATAATATAGAAATGGGTGTTAAATTGTATAAAAATAATAATATGTTGCCATATAATGTAATGATAGCGGCAAACAAAAGATTATTTCTAGCTACAACTGCTCAACAACACGGCACTAGCTTGGTTGGAAAAGAACCTGAAACTAGAAAAATAATAAATCCTGGCAATATGAGTTTCAATCAAGTTGATCCTGGAATTGATATTAGCGTTATTAATAGTTCTGATCATATTGACTTAATACAAAGTTGTTCAGAAAGTGATGCATTAATCTTAAACATTAAAAACTCAGATCACCTTTCTGATAGTCTTAACCAACAATTAAAAATATTAACAGATGTTGGCATACCTAGTATATTAATTAATCAGTTAAATGGCGACTTGGTAATACCAAGTTACAAAATGAATACTGAAACAGCGTATGCAAAATTAGCAGTAATCATGAGCAAGTTAGAAGATAAAAATCTTATTGAACCAGTTTTTGCAAAAAATACACACAATGAATTTTTATAAATTCACAATTTAATAATATATGGAGCATATTATTAAATGAGCGAAGCAAAAGGTGCAAAAATATTTAAGACAAAGTGTTCCCAGTGTCATTCAGTAAATGAAGGAGGTAGTAATAAACAAGGGCCTAACTTGTATGGGTTTTATGAGAAATTGTGTGCAAGTAATAAAAGTTATAGTTATTCAAAAGCAATGGAAAATAAAGAAATTATATGGTCTGAACTGACTTTACTAGAATATTTGAAAAATCCCAAAAAATATGTACCAGGGACTAAAATGGCATTTGCTGGTATCAAAAAGGAAAAAGAGCGTAAAGATTTAATTACTTATTTGAAAACATTAAAAGTATAAAACTGTTTTTTTATATTATTTTCATAATATAAAAAATATGTACAATCATTCGCACAAACAAAATATGTGGTGTGCAAACGCAATGGTTGGAGCCCCGTGGGCTTGCGGTGAACCCCGTTATGACAAATATGTAGAAAATTACAAACATTATGTTGCAAATAGTGGTGAAGATGCAGCGGAGTTTTATTTAGTATCGAAAGACCCTTGTGATGGTCAATCTGATCTCAATGGTAAGTGTAAAAGTATAAAAAGTTCGGATGATGGCGGTAAAGGATCGAAAAAAGAGAAAACATCCAAAAAATCATACCAGAAAGACGACGATAAAAACGGTCCGTGTCAGACTAAAGATTGTAAATGAAAAAATGAAGACTAGTGGTGACAGCTGATTTAGGTCCGGGACGGCAAGTACTACATTTTACGGAACTCAACAAAATAACGAGCTCGACGACGATTATTTAAATAATGGTAAGGATAGTTCTTGTGGATGTAATACAAGCGATAAAAACGCTAACGTGTTATCTGATTGGTATAACGCAGCGGTGAATGACACCTTATTCGGTATTGATACTACTACTAGTAATACTTATTGGAGCTGTGGATCTGGTTGTGGAAGATGCTATGAATTGACAACAACCGGTAAAAGAGCAGACAACCCAAGTGGTTCTTGGGAGTCGCCCGATATGCCGACTGAGAAACAGATAATAAAAGTTGTTTCTACAAACATGTGTCCAAACGCTTATAACTCCACTTGGTGTGCAGCTCCGAGTAAAACGAGCTCGAACGGTTATGAGTATCATTTTGATTTACAAAACTCGTTCGAGGGCGGCTCTTGGTCTGGTTGCACCGGCAAATCTTGTAATGCAGAAGTTACATTTAAAGAAATTGCATGCCCTGATGATGTAGTATCAGCTTTAAAAGAGAATTGTAAAGGTACATATCCGTCCGAGTGGGCCGTTAAAAAGGATGGATGCAAGTACTAGTAAATTTGAATGAGGTACTTATCGGTTTCCATTTCATAAAAATAGAAATCAAAACGTTTTTTGATATTGGCAAAAAAGAGTTTTTCATTTACAATCTATAGTTTCCATTTATTAGTATTAAATGGAAACTGTTGCATCATTTGACATTGGTAAAAAGAATTTTTCTTTTTATGTAGAAGAATTTGATAGTTCTAAAATTCCACCACCTA